CTGCCACTTACGAGCCGTTGTAGGCATAAGTAGTTTACTACCGAGTCAATGCCAGATCGCTCCGGAACCAGAAGTTGGCTGGGACCAATGAACTATACCCTCTCCAGGTCTGTTCGCGCTCGAACGTCGTACTGCTGTACTTCGCCTCTACCGCCGCTGGATTGTCTCTCCCTAAGTGAAGAACATCCTTGGCAGCTAGCCACCTAAGAAACTTAATTCGAGCGGGATGAGCACGAACTTCGTCCAGTTGCATCCACCAGCGTGCCACATGGAATAACGGATCCACTTCCGGGTTCCACTTCTCCATGGAAATCATGGAATTTGTTGTGCGCACAATGGAACGTATACCTCCAGAATGATGCTCCCTAAAATACACTTTCTGTAGATAGTGGCAATAATCATCAGAAGCAATCGATTTAAATGGATTAAGTATTAAACCTAATTCACTTGCAATCCGTGACATCTCTTCCAATTCAATTGGTGAGTCATAAACCACCAAAGAATCATCACCTAGTACGGTACAACCCATTACCTGACGACCTGTCCTTTCGGCCACATAATATATGCAAGTCAGATTGGCAATGCTATCGACAAGATTTGTCCATGCATGACCACTAGGAACACCACGAATACGCCCCGTTTCTAAGCCGCTTGGTAGTGCGATACTAGAAGTAAAGAACTCATCTAGTATTGGAATCAATTGCTTTGCCAATCGCAGTTTCTCAAATAAGGGATAAATGAGATGCGGTACTACAGTCGAATCAAATTGAGAGAAATCCAACGACACAACGTTGGTACTTAAATCATGCGACATAGTCAGCAATTTCCTGACATAAGTATCAATCATCGCATAGTTGTTCCAGCCCACGAACTCATCATTATTGGCCAAGCTAGGAAGAACTGCTTGTAACCAACTCAGTCCGACTAAGACCGGTGCTTTGGGATACTGCCAAATGATCCTCTGTTTGGTAACTCAAATAAACCTCTCGATTGGCCCCGATGTCCTAACACTGAAAAATAATACTCAAAACCCCGACCACGCAAAATGGATTCCATAATCTCATGAGCATCCTTCAAAACATCATCGTATACATCCTCAGTACGCGTGAGGTATGGCATACCACTGAAAGTACTCATCGGCAGAGTCACTTCCTCCAAAGGAATGAACGTGCCCGAATCTATGCTAGGACCTAATCTGCGCCAGATCGCATCGTGAGCGTGTATCAGTGCCATAGCATCAGCACGAAAACCACTATCTCCAAAGTAGCCATTGATAGCGGTCCACCAACTGGTGCTGGGTCTCAAACTCCTAGGCCCTGATTTCTTTAACTCCGCAACTTCTAACTCATACAACTGTTTGTCAAACATCAAACAATCATCACGAATAAGACTCAGCACAGTTTGAAGCACACAAGGCCTATCCGTGTTAATATCAAAGGTATCTCCACCAATATTTACTGGTCGAAATTCCTTCCGTACAAGTGGCGTTACGATATCCGTGAGATACGGCTCCGTAATGTTGCGAAGAATCTGTGCTAACCTTCTAGTTCCGTCAAGC